CATTACAACTAATAACACACAGCAACAAAAGCAAGCTTCTGGTGGAGGCACTAAAGTTATTGAACGTGTAGTTGAGAAACCTGCTGCTCCTAAGAAGAAAACTGAAAAAGAAGCTTTAGCTGAAGAACCAAAATGGTAAAATACCTAATTCCTTTATTGTTTATTTCTTTTGTTGGGGTGTCACAGATAGCTTCCACTAAAACGGAAGCTTATGTGGCATCTTTTGAGAAGAAGATAAACATTGATTCTTTAATGGATTATGATGGACCTAAGATTCCTATCCAGATTCTATCATTAGGCATTAATGATGAAGTATATGCTGCTTATCCAGAATTGAAAGATAAGCGTGTAGGACTAGGTTTAACTAATATTGTTGTCGAATTCTTAGAAGAAACTAATCGTTTTACCTTTACTGAAGAAAAGGCTGAAATTAAAAACCGAATGGTTAAGCAATTTCAAGCATCTCAATCAGGTATTACCGAGAATAAACTAGATGGTAGAGGTAAGATTAAATTAGCACAGTATTTTGTTTACATCGAATGCTATGACTTTAGTGTTAGTGAAGACGAATCTATTTCTTTAAAGGATGGGGTTAAGCAAACTGTAGTTACTCGTCTAGGCTTACAAGTTAAGTTTGTTAATGCTGAAACAGGAGAATACTTTACAGGAAGTGGTTTAGGTGATGCTAAGACTACCAGAGAGGCTACTCTAATGAACGATAGTAACTTTAGTGAGATAAAGTTCAATCAATCAACTATTGGAGCTTCTACGAAGAAAGCTCTTGAGGGTGCTGCAAGTAAGATTATTGTTAGAATGATCAAGAAAAAAATCTTCAAATAGTGAAATGGTTTGTACTACTACTATTCCTTCCTTTATTAACCCAAGCTCAAGTTCTGACACAAACTTTTGTAGACCCTTGTTCTGGTCAGGTAGTAGTGGTTACAGTACCTATTGCAAATGGAAAAACTACAATAGTATATCGTGGCAAATACCGAGTAGTAACAGCTAATGATATAACTACAGGTGAATTACAAGCCTGGATTAATAACTTAACTGTAAACTTTCCTTGTCCACAAGCTGAAGTTGCTGTAACACAAACAGTAGCTAAGGCAGTACAACAAGCAGTAGCTCAAGCTACAAGTGCTGCTACATCTCAAGCAACTTCTTCTGCTACAAGTGCTGCAGCTAGTGCTGCTACTTCTGCTGCTGTTTCTTCGCCTCCTCCTGTATCTACTCCAGCACCTTCTAGTTCTTCTTCTTCATCTTCTTCAGAAACTCCTAAAACTGAAACTAAATCAGAAACTAAAACGGAGTCTAAGAGTGAAGAAAAGAGTGAAAGTAGTTCTGAATCTAAGAGTGAGGATAAAAAAGAGTCTAAATCAGAAAGCAAATCAGAAAAGAAGTCTTCTTCTAAGAGTGTGGCCAAGGTTAATCCAATTATCTATAATAGTGATTTTACTATAGCACCTACTACGGATGTGGTGTCTATTATAGCTTCTGTAGGTATGTCTCAATCTTCTTTAATGGGAAATACTTCTTGGGGTATTTCTTCAATGATTTGGTCTACATTTGATCAGTTTGCTTTAAGTGGTAGATATACCTTAATGAACTTTAATGAGGGTAAGCTACAATCTATAAGCAATTATGGTATTACAGGAGTTTATCTAGGTGGAAGTGTGCTAGGCTTTGCTACTGCAGCTTATATCTATCCATTAGGTAAATATGGTGTAAGTGGTGCTAACTATACTTTTAGTGTAGCAGGAGCTGATAATGGGCTTAATTTGTCAAATAACATCTTATTATTCTATACTATTCCTGTAAAAGTAAGCAAAAGACTTACTATTAGTCCAGATGTATACCTATCTGGTAGCTCAACAGGATACCTAACTGATCAAAAAGTTTTTGTTACTGGTGATGATATTGGTGTAATGACTGGATTTAATTTCGATATTGCGTTTACTAAGCGATTTAAGTTCAATTTTGCATTAAAAACATCATTCAATACCAATCCAATTGTACCTCAAACCTATATGGGAATGATAGGAACTAAAGTGAATTTATAGTTCTGATATTAATTCCTAAATTGCAGTACGTTTTGTGTGATTTGGTAGTGTGTGGCAATTAGGGGGATTATATCCTCCTTTTTGCGTTATAGACAAAAATCCCCAAGGTCAATAACCAAGGGGATTCGCTTACAACTATGAAAAAAATTAACTTACTCAAAATTTGTTCCCTACAAAGTTATGTTCTTTTATCTTAGATGTGGCTACATCAATGAACATTTCGTGGGTTGCAGTTAGGCCATCTCTATTCTTCATAAAGATGTATTCAATGGTATTATCAAACTCTACATTGTTATTGCCTTCTTCTTTAGCTCTTTCAAACTTATAATAGTCATCTCTATATAATCCAATAACTACTGAAGCATCTTGTTCTATTTGTCCAGAAGAACGTAAATCAGATAACTTTGGCCTATGTGAGCTTCTGCCTTCTGATTGTCTATTTAATTGAGCAGCACATAAAAAAGGTATATCTAACTTCTTAGATAACTGTTGTATCTTCTTGGATACACTACCTACTACGGCTGTTTCATCATTACTCTTGATGTTAGAATCAGTTATTAGTTGCATATAATCTACAACTACCATTTTAATATCTTTCTCTCTTACAATCTTTTGGACTAAAGCGGATAAATAATTGATATCTCTATTAGCCCCATCGTACCAAGTAATAGGTAGCTTTTCTAGCTTAGTAATAGCTTCCTTTTGAATAGCCGAAAATTGGTCAATATTTATCCTTCCTGTCTTTATTTTAGAATAAGGGGTATAATTATCCAATGTTCCAGAAATCATTCGGTATATCAAAGATATCACAGGCATTTCTAAGGATAAGAACAATACATTATGCCCCATAGCGGAGGCATTCCTAGCGTGTTCTAGTAAGCAAATAGTTTTACCTTGGCCTGGCCTTGCAGCAAATAGGATAACATTACCCTTTAGCCATCCACCTGTAATTTCATCTAACTTAGGATATCCTGTAGGCACTCCTGCAGTTTGTCCATTAGTCATTACATCTCCTAGATTATTTAAGGCATCAACTAAGGCAGACTTCATATCTACTATCTCCTTATCATCATCCTTAAACATCTCTTGGTTAGTTATGGAGTTTACCTTATCTACTAAAGAAAAGTAATCTGATCCATTAGCTAAATCATTAGTGATTTGTCTTGATAAGTCCATTAAATCCCTCTTACCCTTTAATTCAGCTAGGTAAATAAGCAATTCATTAGTACTTGTAGATGAATGAGTAGTTGTGGAGGCTAATAAAGTAGCCCAATCATTGTTTCCGCTTGATTTAAGCCTCAATACTACATCCGTTAAGGTATAGTTACCCTTTTCAGAAAATAACTCCGCACAAGCCAAGAATACACTTCTTGTTTGTTCGAAGTGAAATATGTTTGGTTTGATTATTTTTTGTACTTGCTTAAATGCAGAAGGATTAGAAGTAATTAGTGATATAACTTCCTTTTCCGCATCTAAGTCGGTAAATGATATTTTCTCTTTAGCTTTCATAGTTGTAACTCTTAATTTTAATCGAATCTAAATACTATATTCTTTTTAGCTTCTTGGGCTTGTGGTAAGTACATTTCATCCTCCCAAGTCCTTTGATTTAAGTAAGTAAAGGGGTCTTTTCTAAACTTAACATCTGGAGTTGCCTTTAAATAATGTGGAAGGGTTGCAAATATAGCATCTATTTCTTTCCAATTTAGCTTTAAGAACCTAGGTTTTGCTTTAATTTGACCTGTTTTCTTATTGTATTTGTTCCAAAACTCTAAGAATTTAGCTTCCTTCTTCTCTACATCTTCTAAAATGTCTTGAGAATTAACCATAGGAATAGCTAATGGCTCCAATTCTTTAGTCTTAGTGTATAGAATTTCTAAACCAGGAGTTGCAGTAAGCTTAGTTTGATTCAATGAAGCTAATAATTCTTTATCCCTGATCACTAAATTCATATTAGATAGAACTTCTTGAAAGAAATCTCCTAATCCTAGCATCTTATTTTTCATCTTAACAAAGCAAATACTGTTAAACTTCCTATTACTAATCCTACAAAAAAGCCTATTGCTAAAGCAATAAATACTGCAGTTTCAACAAATTTAATTGCCTTTTTAATGTCTTCACGCATTTCATTTTCCATATTATATAAAATTTACTTCTACAAAATCTTTAGGTTTATAAAATTGACCAATTGACATATCTGAGATACCTTCTTGATATGATTTAGCAATTATTTTCTTCTCTTTAGCTACATAATGTTTAGCAATTTGAGCTGCCCATCTAAAACAAAATGCTTGTTCTGCATCTATATCTTGTGAAACTCTAGCAAGTTTTTCAAAATGAGAAATTAATAATTGAGTTGCTGTTCTTTTTCTTCTAGTTGCCATAAGTTTCGTTGTAATATTCTTCTCCATCGTCAAATACCTTTGGTTCAGGCCATATCCCTTTATTATGTGCATCTATTATCTGCTCTCTCTCCATTTGTTTGGCTTGTAAAATATATTTTCTCATTTGAGCCATACCTTGATTAAAATCATAATTATTGATTTTATCTTCAATCCATTCAATTGATGTCTGATTTTCCATTATACCAATCTTTAAATTTCTTAATTCTTATAAACGCTGCTCTTTCTTCAGCTCCTTTGTTATTTAATAATCTGGTTTTCCAGAGTTCTAATGTGTAATGAGAGTTAAGAATAATGTGGCCATCAAAAGAAATAAAGTCAATCAATGGCTCATTATTCTCTATAAACTTATCTACCCATTCAATAGATTTCTGGTTGTAAAATGCTTGATTTTTTCCTTGGCCTATCATTTCTTAATACTAAAAACCCATTTACATTTACTTCCATCTTAATTTTCTGATCACAAGCCATACATCTATACTTAACTGACCATTCCGCAAAACTAGCATCAAAGTAATCCCATAATTGCTGTACAGGATGCTTGTGTCCACATTTAGGACACTCAGTTCTGTCTGTCTTTATTGCTATCCTCTGCATTGGTTAGTTTTAATAATCTGTAAGCCTCTTTTAACATTTTAGCTTGGTGTGTCC